CCCCCTGTGGTTTTACTCCAAAAAGTCAAAAATGAAGAGAGAAGTCGCAGCATACAGCATAATGAGTCATACTAGGACGGATTGAAGGCAGCATAATTCCGTTCCCGCCACAGCGGGCCGTTTATTTTTACGATTACCACCTCCGACAGCACTTGACACATACACCGGTCGTAGTATATACATACTTGACGGCGATTATGCCGCCAGGAGGATTTATGATCAAAAATTGCGTGATTTGCCGGAGGATTTTCGAAACCGCGACCTCACGGGTGACGTGCAGCGAGACGTGCGCCAAGGCCCAACACCGTCGCCGTAGGCGGAGAGTGTACGCCCACGCAAAGCATGTCCCTTGCGCCGCGTGTGGGTTCGTGCATCGCACCGAGCCGGTGGAGGTCGCGGGGCGCGTCGCGTGGCTGTGTCCTAATCACAAGACCCTCACGCAGCTAGGGCTGTTCGACCCCGCTACTCTGTAGTTAGGTATTCCTCAGGCCGACTCCACACGGCCTGGTGTGGTTTGTGGGGAGATAGGGCCGCCTTGCGAGCGGGATGGGACGGGGATTGCAAGCGGGAGCGGGCCGCCGGACCCCCTCCGACTATGGAAAGCGGGGGCTGGGGGTTGTAGAACCCACTACTCCCTTCCGCAACCCAAAAATAAATCAAAAAATTGTCCTTGACACCGCGCCCCAAATACTGTACAATTCAGCATACACTGTGTGAAAAAGTATACAAGGGAAGTCTACTTCCCCATACAGTGTCCGTAAAACCATACAGGAAGGGGCCGGAATGTCAGACTCCACAACGAAAACGATTTCTCCTCTCCGCGTCTGCGGATCTCGTGTCCTCTGCAAACTTCTCAAATCTCCCCCTAAGCATGGTTCCATCTACCTCCCCACCCAGCACCACACCTCCAAGGCCCGCGTCCTCGCGATCGGACCCGATTTCCCTTCCGCCCTCTCTCCCGGTGATCTCGTTATCTACGAGAAACACGGCGGAATCCCCATCACTCACGAGGGCGAGTCCTATACCCTCTTCACGGTAGATGAACTCTTAGGAAAGGTCGAAGTGTGAGTGAAGACGACGCTCTCCAGTTCGAGTCCGAAGACGAAGTCAATCCCTACATCGACCCTGGGAAGAAGCGCTCCCGACCGACCGCCGAACAGATCCAAGAAGCCCTCGACTTCGCCACCCTCGACGCCGTCGAGACCCTACACAGCAAGCTAAAATCTTCCGACGACAAAATAGCTGTTTCCGCCGCTACCGAAATATGTGATCGAAACGGGGTAGCCAAGAAACAACAGGCCGCCTCGGGAATCACTCTCCAGTTCGCCCTCTCCGGAAACGGAGCCGATCTCAAATCCATCAAGGAGGAGATACGTGAAAAAAACGTTACCCCTATTCAATCTTCCTTACCTACCCCCGACGCCGCCCCTGCAAATGACCTCGCGGGGGCTGATTCAGCGGGAGACGCAGAATGAGGATACTCCCGCACCCGAAAGCGCCCCTCTTTCTCGCCTCGGACCCGAAGAAAATACTCCTTGAAATCATCGACACCTTCATAAGCGGGCATTTTGTTGAGGGGCAATTCTTTCCCATCCTCGTCCAGGCCGGATATGTGTCCCTTTGGTTCTTCCTAAAGTTTATCGCGGGCTATGCGGGCCCGTTCGACGAACTTAACACGGGTTTAAACGACTCCATGTGCGACTTCGCGATGGAATCCCACCGCCCCGGGGACCGATCCGCCGCCTTCACGGGGAGATTTTGCTTCAAATCCACAATCTTCACCATCGGAGACTGCGTTTGGACCCTTTTGCGTGATCCCGACGAGTCGTGCGGGCTGTTTTCCTGCACCGCCGAGAGATCGGGAGAATTTTTGGAGACCGCGCAGCGTGTTTTCGACTCGAACGAGTTGTTTGCGGCGCTTTATCCCGACTACGTGCCCGCGAAGAACGCCCCGCGTTGGAATGCTAAAGAAGCCGTCCTGCCAAACCGTTCGAAATACCAGACATCCGCCTCGATTTCGGCCCACGGGGTCGGATGCTCAACCGCCGGAATCCACGCCAACCGTATCTACATCGATGATCCTGTGGGAGATCAACAACTCAACGCGAATCGTGAGTCGAGCGCCGATATGTACCGCATTTCCAACTGGCTCAAGTCGAATCTGCGCACTTTGGTAAAGAGCTTCAAATCAAGCATCATGTATGTGGGGACGAGGTATGCCGTAGACGATGCCCACGCCTTCATATTCAACTCGATCCGGGAGCGAATCGGGTACTGGAAGGAACTCGACGACCGTACGTATAAGTTTTCTTCTAACGGTGAGTGGCGGGTCTATTACCGGATGGTGGTTGAGGATGATAAGATTACCATGCCGGAGCGGTACACGAAGGCAATGATCGAAGCGGCGAAGAAAGAGGACCCTTGGACCTATTGGACGCAGATTCAAAATCACCCACAGAAGAGCGGCTTAAGTGAGCTCGTCCATTACGATGTCAATGAGTGCGAGCTTATCTACGACGGGGGAGGATGGTGGATAAGTTACTTCGACAACGACGAGTTCGGGAATAGCGTGCGGACGAAGGTGAATCTCGCTGAATGTGACACCAAGCAAGCCATCGATCCCGCCTCCACGGAGAAGTACATCTCCGCCAAGACCTCCCGTACGGCGGTCGGGGTCGTGGCACATCACAGCTCGGATAAGATTTTCCTTCTCTCACTCGATGTCGACTTCGTACCGCCTTCCACAATTATTGATTGGCTGTTTGCCAACGCCAAACGCTTTTACGGGTATCTCGGGGGAACGTTGCTTGAAGCTCAGGGGGCGTACAAAATTCTCGGTCCGGTGATTAAGGATGAGGAGCGGAGACGGGCGCAGGCGGCCCTTAGCTCAAAATCCAAGGTCTACTACCTCAATCTGAGACCGATATCGAAAACGGGAGAGAAGGACGCTGTGATCCGCAACACCCTCCAGCCCGTGTTGGAGAAGAGGAATCTGTATGCGGAAAAGAGCATCCGGCAGAAGCTCCTCGATGAGGTGACCACATTCCCGGCAAGCAACCGGAAAGATATTCTTGATATGCTCTGTCTCGGGATAAACAACACCATCCGGCCCTTGTCGGAAAAGGAGATGTATGAAAAAGAAAAGCAAGACGAGGCTTGGTCGAAAAGAACCGCCAACGCCGCCGGCTATTAGCCTTCTCCCGAAACCCTGGAAAAAGGTGTGTATTATTTGGGACGACGCGCACTCGAACACGAATTGGTTCGACGAGGAAGAGATAGTCGAGTGGATGAACGATGAGAGATCGTGGCTGTGCGAGGAAGTCGGATATCTTATCGCGAAAACCAACGAAGAGGTATTTATCGCGGCCCGTATGTGCTTGCGGACCGGGCAAGTGGGGATGGTGCAAAGAGTACCGCGAGGTTGGGTACGGGAATACGCAGAGCTTCACGGAAAAGATGTCAAGCGACTGATTAAAGGGAGGAAATAAATGTCCGACTTGGAAACCGATAACGAAGTTGAGAAGCAGAAGCCCTTCTATACGGAAGCGGTGCTGAAGGACGAAGATCAACGTAAAGAAGTAATCGATCTCATTACGAGCGAGATTGAAACAGCGAAGTCCGAACGGGAGCCCTTCCTGAAAAAAGTGGACAAGTGGAGGCGGCAGCGAGAGGGCCGGCCGGAAGAGGAAGTAAAGAACTTCCCTTGGAAGAAGGCGAGTAATGTTTGCATCCCGCTTGCGAAGACGAATACGAACGGGATAGCGGCCAGCATGAAGGCAGCCTTCGATCAGAAGCGGCCTTTCTTCCACGTCGAGGGGAACAACGAGTCAAATATTCCGGCGGCGGAAGCGTTGAAGAAATACTTGAACCTCATAGTGGAAAGCAAGTTTCACTTAAATCTCAGGAGTGTCTTAGGGGAGATGCTGTTCGATCTTGTTTCGTTCGGTACGCAGTTTGTGTCGGTCCCTTGGATCGAGGATGTCATGCAGTTCAAGAGAAAGGGTGCCACGGGCGGATTGGAGACGGTCTCGGTGACCCGGCGTAAGGGTCCCGGAGTAGTCCCCATAATGATTGAAGACTTCTACTGCCGACAACACGTGACCGACCTACAGACGGCGGAGTGGTTGGCGATCCGGCACAATCTCACCTGGCACGAGTTGAAACAGCGCGAGGCGCAAGGGATCTTCGAAGGGATTGACCGGATCAAGGACGATTACAGGTCCAAGCAGGATGACAACCGCGAGGATGAAGCGGTGCGACAAGGGTTCGACCCCTCAGACGCGAAGCTGTATGAGATATTCGAGGTGTACGTGTTTACCGACATTGATGATGATGGGGTAGCGGAGGACATTAAGCTGTGGATTGAACTCGAATCTCGGACCATCTTGCGGGAAGAGGTGAACGATCTCGGGGTACGGTCGGTGGTGAGAATTACCTATATCCCATACCCAAACAGACTCTACGGGGAAGGCGTCGGGCAGATGACAGAACATCTTCAAGATGCCATGGACGCTCTCTTCAACATGGCGGTCAATTCGACGCATGTTAGTTCGTTGCAGATGTTCGCCACAAGGCGCGGGTCGAACATAGGACCTGAGGAGGAGTTCAGGCCGTTGAAGCAGTTTGAGATGGATAATCCAAGAGAAGATATATTTCCTTTAGTTTTCCCGAACACGGCCATGCCGAATATGAGCATGATGGGGTTTGTGAAGCAGTTCGCCGATGAGGTTGGCGGGGCGGGAAACTCGTTCATGGGCCAGCCGGATGCGTATGCGAAGACGCGGGCGACCGCCTCGGGGACGATGTTTCTCGCGCAGCAGAAATCGAGGCTGTTTAACTCAGCGGTGGCGAACGTCGAGGAGGGATTCTCACAAGTCGGGGCCTTGGTGGTGTTTCAGTCGATCCGTAATAAGGGCCGGGTGGATACGTCGCTGCTCGGCCCTGAGCAGGAGGAACTGCTTCGGCAGATATTCAACTTGAAGGTGGAGGATATTCACCTTAATTTCGCGTTTTCGATCTCCTCAACTAAGGTGGAGCAGACCGAAGAAGCGAGGCGGCAAGCGATTCTAACGCTTTCGCAGTTGTATAACATGTACGGCCAGCAAACGTTGACTTTGCTGACTTCCATGATGCAAGTGGCACAGCAGACGGGACAGCCGCAAGCGGCCACTCCGTTCATGCAGAAGTATTTCGAGTTCGGACAGCAATTTATTGTGGGATCGCAGACGTTGATGGGGAAGGTTTTGGAGTTCTTCACCATGGAGAAGAAGGGAATGCTTCCTTACGTGAAGGATATCGAGATGATGTTGGAGATGATGACTCAGGTAAGGGAAATGAATATGACAGGAGGAGGAAATGGACCAAGAGCGATTGGTGAAACTGGCGGCGCGGTTCAAGGTGCCGGTGGAGGATATGGAAATACTGGCGGGGCTGGCGCTCAACCCGCCGACATGGCGGGCGCTCCGGGAAATGTTGCGGAGTAGAGCGAGGCCTTATGTTGAGAAGTGCGTACGGGCCGAGGGAAATGCCCTTTATCGGGCGCAAGGCGCGGCGCAAGGTATCAGATCGCTTGAATACGATTTTGAGGATATCTCGCGGTATATGATGAAGGAGGTTAAAGATGAGTGATGAGACGCGGAATGAGGTTGAGAACGAGGAGCTTAAGTTCGAGGATGGCGAGGCGGAGGTGGAGTTTATTCACCCGGCGCTGAAAGTGGAGCATAAGGAGATTCCGGTCGATCCCGATGAGGGGTTGCCGGAGGAGCATCGCGGCAAGACGAAAGAGGAGTTGATCGCGGAGATGGAGGCGATGCGTCGGGAGAGAGAGGAGTTGGCGCAGCGAGGCGACTCGGCGAAGGCTCTCTCAGAAAGTGTGGATCGGTTGGGTGAGAAGCTTTCGCGACCTGTTTCAAAACCTTCGGGGAGCGAAGCGTACAATAAGTGGCTTGAAGATTACAAAGCGAGAGAGGCTTCCTTGCGGAAGGAGATCAAGGAGAATTTTCTCGACGATCCTGATGGGTTGTTGGATAGGTTTCAGCAACTTAAGATGGAGCCGGTGACGCAGCAGCTTTTGGCGAGGAATATGCCGGTGTACCGGAATCTGGCGGAACTTGATCCCGAGTTGGGGCAGGTGATGCGGGATTACGGGGCCGAGGTAGATGCCGAGGTAAACGGGCTTCCTCCTGGGGCGCAGCTTGATCCGAATGTGTATAAGAGCGCGGCGAAGCGGGTACGGGCGAACCATTTTCAGGAGTTGGTTGAGGCGGAAGCGCGGAAGATTGTTGAGAAACAGGCGCAAGAAGCGGGTACGGGCGGTGGAACAGTGACGGCCGGGGTGGTTAGTAATCCTCGGCCGAATAGAAAGCCGTCGAAGCCGAAGTTGACTGCCGAAGAGAAGGCGGAGTGTTTTAAGCGCGGGATCGAGGAAACGGATTTCTTGCGATGGAACTATGGATGGGAGGAGTAGTATGGAAAATCAGACTGGTAGTATGAAAAAGTGCACAATTTCCCTTGACAACAAGGTCGAGGATGTGGTAGAGTTGGATCAGGAGAACGAATTGTTCTTTGAAAGCGCCCCGGGGAAGTTTTTGGAGCTTCCGCAGGGGATTATTGAGAAGCTTTCCGCGAGAAGTAAGAGTAACTACTTCGCCGCTTTTCATTCGTTCAAGATGGAGAGCAAGCGGGAAGAGGTTGATCCCTTGGAAGGGATTAAGGTCGATCTTTCCTATGCTGAGGCAGGGAAACGGATCGAGGTTGAGGCTTCCGAGGGGTTTAAGAAGAAGTATCATACATGCTGGAAGAGACCGGAACAACTCCAGACCTGTTTGAGCATGGGTTATTCATTCGTAACCGGTGCCGATGGCGTTAAGACATACGCCTACGACAAGAAACGTGACCGTCACGTAGTGGGGGTTCACGGCCACGAGGAACTTTACTTGATGAAGATTCCTCAAGGAGCGCATATGCAAATGCTGCGGGAAGTCGAGCGGAAGTCGAAGCATAATAACGGGGTGGTTGAAGAGGCCGCTACGGAAGAGATGCGGCAGCTTGGCGGTAAACCCGATGAGGTTAAGAAGCGGCTTGGGGCATAGCGCGGGAGTTTTAGTTTTGGAGGAAATCCAGTATGGCTAATGTTGACAGTCCTAACGGGTTTAAATGGGTCAAGACTATGGGGTCCGATACGCCTTACGTCGATTGGGTGACGTTGGGGGGTACGGTCGCTGCGGGAGACGCTCTGGTCTTCGCAAGCGGCGAGTGTACCATTGCGTTGAGTAATTCCGGTCAGATTCACGGAGTCGCCGCCGAAGCCGGTGTGGATGGCGATGAGATCATGTTTTATCCGGCGGTTCCCACAAACATTTTCGAGGCTCAGTGTTCAGGCACATACGCGACCGCAAGTCATCTTGGGGTAGCTGTTGATCTTGAGGGTACGACCGGTATTCAGGAGGTTAACGAGGACTCTACCACCGAAAAAGTGGTCAAGATTATGGAGCTGAAGTCCGGGTCGGAGGTAGGCGCGAACGCCCGTGTCTATGTGACTTTCCCGAGGTCGTCTTATACTGACCTTGAGGACGCCGAGGCGTAAGGAGGGAACATATGGCACTGGCAAATACAAAGAATTTGGTTCAGCAGACCAATAAGCTGATTGACAAGATGGTGGGGTTTAACCTGGTGAATACTCCCACCGAGTATACGAAGCTCGCCAAGATCGAGATGGCTCCTCCGGGGACGAATTACGTTGAGGCGGAGGTTTCCGGTTTAGGAGCGTTGCTTGAGAAGAAGGAAGGGCAGCAGATCACTTATGACATTCCCACTGAGCGGTCTCCCGCTACCCGGACATATACGATGTTCGCGTTAGGGTTCCAATACTCATTGGAGATGGTGCAGGATGAGCGGTTCGGGAATATCAAGAAGATGGCGAACTCGCTGGGGCGGAGCGCTTCGGTGAAGCCGGACACTTCGTTCTGGGATCTGTTCAATTCCGGGTTCGCAACGCATACCGCGTGGGACGGGAATTATATTTTCGTTGCCAGCGGTAGGACGCTGCTTAAGGAGACGGGAACGAGTCAGAATAACAGGCCGTCTTCCGACGGGGCTTTGAGTGAGACTACGTTGCAAGCGGGTATGGACTACTTTGCCACCTTGAAAGGACCGGAAGGATTTCCGATCCTGATGGAGCCGAAGTATTTGATTACCGCCAATAACGGGACCGCGTTTTGGAACGCGAGAGTTCTTCTCGGGACTTCCGGTAAGCCCGGATCGATGAACAACGATAAATCGACGGTGCCGGAGATGGGGTTGACTCATTTTCCTTGCCGGTATGTTACCTCGACGGACGCGTGGTTCTTGGTGGCTGAGCAGCACGATTTCAGTCTCAAGTGGAAGATGAAGGCGACTCATAACAATACCGACGATTTCTCGACCGGGAATTTTATGCACAACGTCATGGAGAGGTTCCTGGTTTACTGTAATGATCCTACGGGGTGTTACGGAAACGCCGGCGCGTAAGGAGGTGGATTATGGGTGATTCCAATCTCACTGTAGGCGACGGGGACAAATTGTATATCGGCCCGAATGGGGCGTATATCACCGAGAGTTCGAGTAACCTCACTTTCTACGACGCCACGGTTGCGGCGACGAAGACGTTGACGCAGTTGGTTGCCGGTGGAAGTGGCACGTTGGACGGGGCCTTCGATGGAGGGCAAGCGATTGACGGAGCTGTCAGCGAGGCGACGGCGGTACGGCTCGGCGGGGCGACCGATTACCTTTCTGTTTGGCAGGAAGGCGCTAACGATGTCCGGTTGGATACCTCGGCGGGGGCGAACATCAATATCGACGCCGCTGGTGGATATATCAATATCCTTTCGGATACGACGAAGTTGGGCTTCGGGGCAAGCGGCGGAGCGGCCGACGGGTATATTTACCACAACGGGACCGCGCTGGTTTTCTGGGATTCGCAAGTCGCTGCGGAGTGTACTCTTCAGAGTCTTCTCGGGGGGGCGCTGAATAACCCCACAATCACCGGGGCGGTGACGCAAACGTATACATCGACTTCGAGCGCGTATACGATGACAGCGGACTCGGTCGTGACCGGGGACGTTTTCACCATCGACGCGGCGGCGCTGACTACGGGGAGCGCTCTTAAGGTTAATCTCACCGAGGGTACTCTTAACGGCGGGTATTATTTTGAGGCGTATGATGAGACCGGAGCGGCGACTGTCTTTGGGGTTAAGGAAGACGGCGAGATCGAGATCACGGGGGCTGCGGCCTCTGATATGATTACGGTAACGGCAGGTAATTTCCAGTTGGATAACGGTAAATTCGAGGTGGATACCACTCAGGATATTACCAGTTATGTGAAGAGGAACAACGCCACCGGGACCAACGCGGTTCTCGAAGTCGAGCAGACGCATGCGACCGGTGGGTTGGCGGTGACGATTGACCAGAACGCTACCGGGGATGTGGATGCGGTGAGCATCGAGAACGCGGGAACCGGGTACGCGGTTACGACTACGGCCGGGGCTGCGGGCGGTGAGGGCTATGAATTTATCGCCGCTGCGAGCGGAACCGGGATCGGGTTCTATGCCGATGGAGCGACCGGAAGTTGGGTCGGTGCGAATGGTATCGGTCTGATTACTGCGGTGTCTGATGGGGCTTTGGCAGCGGGGACGGCTATCTGTCGTCTTGAGAGTCAGACGCAGCCCGCTGCGGCTATCGATGGGGCTGTGTTGACCGTGATTGAAAGTGGCGCGGGACAAGCGACTACTTACGCTGTAAATATCTCGTCGACTAATAATGAAGCACTCCATGTTGATGCGGGACGGTCTCTCTTCGATGATCGGGTTGATATATCCGTAGCGGACGATACGGGACCGGCGCTAGTGATAACCAATCCGGATGTTACGGGAGACACGAACGCTGTTGTGGTTACACCGAGCGGAGCGGGAGCTGGGGTATATGTTGCTCCACAAGAAACCGATACCGTGGGAGTATATGTGTTAACCGCGACACAAGCGACAAAGCCGGCACTTTCCATTATCGCGACGAGCGGTGATGGTTGGCTTGGAGAAGCAAACGGCGGTATCATTCGAGTTCTTAATGATGGAGCATGTGTAGCTGACTCCTCGATGGTGTATCTGAGTTCCAGTGGGCAACCGGCAGCGGCTAATGACGGTATCTGCATATCGGTCAACGAGAGCGGTGCCGCTCAGGCGACTTCTTACGCGGTGAAGATTTCTTCCACCAACAACGAAGCGTTGCATGTCGATGCGGGTCTTAGTCTGTTTGATGAAGACGTGACGGTTGCGAATGGGGCGAATCTGAATGCTGGGGGGACTCCTGGAGCGCGGGGTACCACTGATCCCACAAATGCCTTGAATCTCGTGAATGGAACCGCTCCTGTCGGGGCGGCCGCCAATACGGTGACGTTCTACGCGGCTGCCGGTGAAGGGAGAGTCATGGATTCCGGAGGCAACTCAACGTTGCTTTCGCCTCACGATGAAGAGGGGTATTGGGTGTTCGACTCGGTGAATACCGAGAGCGGAAGGCGGTTGCGGGTTGATATGGAGAAGCTGGTGTTCGCCTTGGCGGACCGCGATCCCGCTTTGAAGAAATTCATTACTGTTACGTAATTAAAAGGGGGGCCGCGAGGTCCCCTTACTTTTGGAGGTTGTATGACGAAAGAAAAATTGCTCGCCCGTAAAGAGGACCTGTTGAAGGGGTCCGATATGCTTAAGAAGCGGATCGAGGGGTTGCAGAACGAGTTGAAGAAAACGGTTGGGGCGTTAAATGCGAATACGGTAGCGGCCCAGGAGATTGACTACTGGCTCAAGGACATGGAGTCGGAGAAGAAGAAAGCGAAAAAATGAGCGCCCAGCATATCGCGAGGACGTATACCGACGCCGAGGGCGTCGATCACCTCATGTATGAGGCGCAATACGCGACCAAGGGTCCGGCTTCCGGGAAGCGGTGGTATGTTTGTCACATCTGCGGTTGGGGGTTCCGAGAGGATCAGGTGACGCTGAAGAATGGGGTTGCGTATTGCAAGCGGCACGGGTGCTATAAGGACCTTTTGTGAGGAGGGGGAGTTGAATGGGGACCACTGTAAACTATGCTATACATCTTAACGGGACGACGCAGTATTTCACCGTGGCGGACGACGTTTCGCATGACTACGCGACCGGGGACGCGTTCACTTTCGGGTTGTGTTTCCGATTGGATAGCGATTTTATCACGGATCAGACGAAGGATCCTTACCTGTGGAGTAGGGAGAATCAACACTCGATGCGATTGGAAAGCGGGAAGTTGGTTTATTACTTCAACGGTGCCGGGGGAGCGCAGACGTGGCGGACCGGGGTTAGGCTTACGCCTGAGAAGTATCACTGCGTGATTCTCACCGGCTCTGAGGACACCGATACGACGTTGGTGCTGTATGTGGATGGGGCGGTGGCGGCGACTATCGAGTTGACTGGGGGTATGCCTTCCGATACCGATACCGCGCTCTACGTTGGGGTGGATTACGACACCACGACGGGGCAGTTCTTGAAGGGGAATATTTGCGGGTGGTTTCAAAGCGCCGATACCGCGATCAGCGCCGCTGACGCTCTTACCGCGTGGAATGGCGGAGTCTACGACGCCGATACTATTGAAGCTATTACCGGCCTTGACGACGCGATCAGCTTTGAAGAAAACTCTGGAACCACTTATGATAACGCGATCAATGACGGATTGGATGGGGCGGGGCAAGGAACTCCTACGTGGGTGAATACGGTCGATCCGTTGGCGAAGCATGACTATAACGGGAGTGGGGGGATTTCGTATGATTTCACGGGAGTCGGGCAGAATACCGCGAAACTGTTGAAGATTAAGCAGATTGATTGGAAAGGTGAGGCTATCGCTGACGGAGACGAGCTTGATATCACCGATTGGGACGGGAACAGGGTTTTTCATACTTGGGCCAAAGCCGATGATACAGGGGAAATTAAGGAGTTCATTCCGGCGCGGATTGTGAAAGGGTTGAAGACGGTCACAATGGACCACGGGTATGTACATGTCTACATAGATTGAGGGGCGATGATGGAGACGAAGTGGGAAAAGGTCGACTCGAATAACATGCGGAAGTGGTTGCGGGACGATGGGTTGACCAATAAGCAAGCGTTGCAAGATGCTCGGTCGGATTACGCTTTCATCGCCAACATGTCGGATACCATTCTACGGAAACTTAATATCGGAGACAGTTCGCTTGTGAAACAGGATGCTCAGCGGGAGGTCGACAAGCTCGATGCCTTATTGGGATTGTTGAATAACGCTACCATCCCTACGAACATCGTGTTTATTGACGAGTAAGGAGGCGGGATGCCGAAAGCGATGGAGAAGGCGTTGAAGAGAGGGGATCGGAAGAAGTTCAAGTCGGAGACTTCCAAGAGGGCGCGGAAGTATATCTACGGGACCATGCGGAAGGCCGGGTGGAAGCCGAAGCGGGAGAAGAGATGAAGAAGCGGGATTATCGTAAAGAGTATTTACGGGATCATGCGTCGCGGGAGGCGAAGAAGAATCGAGCGGCGCGGAATAAGGCCCGACGGGAGTCGGGTTTGCGGAAGGGTGATCCGAGAGAAGTGGATCATATCAGGCCTCTTTCGAAAGGCGGGTCGAATGGGAAGGGGAATAGAAGAGTTGTTTCGCGTGGGGTAAATAGGAGGAAGAGCAAGCGATGACGTTATCAGAGATACGGTTGCATATTTGGAGGGCGTTGGGTGAGGATACCAACCTCGACCCGGATACGGATGTTTCATTCGGTGGCGGGCCGTGGTTGACTCACGTGGCGAATCTCGCTCAGAGGAGAGTGGCTTCCTGGAAAGACCCGCAGTCGGGTAGGCCGGTGAGGATCAGTGATCTTTACGGGTCGCCGTTGTTTTATCAGTCGTCTACAATCGAGACGACAATAGCCGATACGAGTCAGGTAAGCACATTAAACCGCCTCGGGTTGCCGCTCGATCCCTTCTTATTCTTAGATGCCGACCGATATAATGGTTGGATGTTTGAAATCCTTGATGGGGACGCGGCGGGACAAAAAGGCTATATTATTGATTTCGTTAATTCGAATATCTACTTCGCGAAAGCGCTTACCGCTACACCGACGGTAGGTGATTCCATCGCATTATACAAGAATTTCGATATGCTTCTTCCGTCAACGCATGATTGGGTCAGCGAACATATATCATTACCCGCGACAACGGATGTTTCGAGGAATACGGGGAACCTGCTTGAGGTGCTTTCCATCGTGGACGTGGATAGTGGGAAGGAGCTTACTCCTTGTACGCGGAAGGAGAAGTTTCCGGGAAACATTCTACAAACAGGTGATCCTTCGCAATGGTACCGGTACGGGAACGCGATCTATTACGACGTTGCCGTGGATGCGGTGAAGAATTTTCGGATGGAGTATTACCGCGCTCCACTGGATATGTCCGATGATGATGATGAGCCGGATTTACCTCCGCAGTTCCATTGGGGAATCGTGCTTTGGGGGACTTGGTGGGGGTTCTGGAGCAAGCACGAGAATCCGAGGGCGTATTCGGTGAAGCGCGACTTGGAGGATTTTATGCGGAGGACTATTGAAGAGTACGACGTAAGTAAGGACCGGCTTGACTTAGGCGGGTCGGTTAGATACGAGTAAGGAGCGGATATGGCTACTTGGAATGATGCTTTTAATCAGCAACCGGCTGGGAGCGACGATCCGGCTGAGGGGGATGATCGGATTCGGGAGTTGAAAGTCGAGATTGATGGGAGACTTAATCAGGAACACGTCTTTCATGACACAACCACGACAAGTCAGAGTGTGCATAGGGCTGGGAGCGCACGGGTCTATTATCAAGCGGCGGAACCTACGTTGCGTCCTGATGGGGTTACCGCATTAGGGGCGAGTGACTCTGGTAGACTTTGGGTAGACTCCGACGATGTTACTCTTAAGAAGATTTACAACGGAACCGCGTGGGTCGCTTTAGACCTTTCCGTGGACGACATTTCCTGTGGTGATATTACCCTTTCAGGAGGCGGAGACCTTACGCTCCTCGGTGGGGATATATCAGCGGTTGGAGATTTGAGCATAACCGGAGATACGACGTTGGGCGGGACTTGTGATATTACGGGGAACTCAACCATCGGGGGTACGCTTGAGGTGACAGGGGCGATTACAGCGAGTGCCGGTTGGACGGTGGTTGCTTGCGCGTCCGACGTGGATGGCGACGCGAACGACTTGGAGGTCGTAACCGTGCTTCAGAGCGTAACCGATACGTTTCACTTGCTTAAACCCGTAACGGCTTTCATTAAAGGTTATACGAGCGGCGGAATCGGAGGAGGGACCGGCGATTTGGACGTGTATTTCGATTCCTCTTGGGAGGAAGTTGTATCGCTTGACGTGGCTGCGGGAACATCATCGGTTTTGATGCTTAACCCTGGTTATTACCGCCTGTCTGGCGACGCCTTCGGTGGCGGAACGCTTAGTCTTGTGATTGCCGGTGTGTTCGGGGCAGATGCCTTAGATACGGTCGCGGAGATTGTGACGGAAGTGTAACGAGGGGTGGAGAATGTCCGACATTGAACGGAGTGGGTTACTTGAAGGGGCGCGGATTCCTCCGGGGTCGGTCGAGGGACCGGCGCTGGACGCGGGAATATTTCCGTTTGAGTGGTTCGAGATTGACTTGGAAAACGCCGCGTTAAGAATGGTGAGCGGGTATAATTTCAGCGTAAGTGCCAGCTTCTTCGTAGATACGGACACGCTTGTCGTTGACGCGTCCAATCATAAAGTGGGAGTAGGGACAGACTCTCCCGATGTAGAGTTACACGTAGTCGATTCGACAGGCCAAGTGACCATACGAGCGGAGAGCGGGGTAGATGATAACGCCGCAATCAGTTTATACTCCGATTCTACTCAGAAAGCGATTATAGGTTATTACGCACCAGAAGACAGCGTAAAGATATCTCACGCTGAAGCGGGAGTTACGCTGGCTACAACGCATTTAGTCGTAAAGGAAGGGAAGATTGGGATCGGGACGGCATCTCCTACAGGAACCCTCGATGTAGAAGGAACTTTTGTTGTTAGACGGAAAGCATGTACATCGTCCACTGACGCGCTCGATGTGAGCGGAGCATCTAGCATAAATATTGATTCCAATGGAGGAGACATCACTATAGGAGGGCTGAGTGGAGGGGTTAGTGGGCAAGTTGTTTACCTTTTTAAAAACAGCATAGCAAACAACGTCATTATTGAGCATAGCGAAGCGACGGGAACGCAGAAGATAATCACAGCGGACACGGCTGATATAACGCTATCGAATTACGGCGGAGTAACGCTTGTGTGCACGGGGAACTATTGGTTCGAGGTAGGACACTGATGGAAAAGAAGGACGGGATTTCCAAGCGGTATTGGTTGCCTCCGGCTATCAGCAATGGGATAACGGTTATTCTGTTCGTGGTTCTCTACGCTTTCATCGGGCCGAGGACGCAAGCAGAGGAAAAGATTCAGGAGAACAAGAAAAATATCAGCATGAATACGACGGATATTAAGGTGAATACGGCGAACATAGCAACCGTAGTTCGCGGGCTATCGACCTTGAACGACAAGGTCGAGAGGATTCTTAATTTGATGCTTCAATGGAAAGGTGAGCCATGAGCGGAAGCGTGATGCTGATCTATGCCACGATGCTGTTGAAGAAGAAGATCGATGATGTAATCGCTCGGGAGAAGTTCCAACCGGGAATGCCTCGATGGAACGGTACCCCGGCCACGTGGTGCAACGAGGCAGCCTATGCAATCATAATGGAACTTGGATATGACATGACACCGATCCTTGAACCCAAAGGCCGGATCGGTTGGACTGGCGCTACGATGATGTTCGACAAGGCGGTTGAAGCGATAAAAAGCAATACCGGTGTTTTTGAATTGACAGGATACCAAGCGCAGGCGGCCGCGAATGTTGGCGTACCGATCCTGGCGGCGGCACGTCGGAAAGGTGACAAGGGATCATCTCACGTGGGGATTGTGTACCCGACTGACGATCCGTGGAACGCGAAGAAAGGGCCGCTTATCGGGCAAGCTGGTTCTAAGCAGACGCACGGGGTGCGAAGCGCGTATGATTCATTTTTAAAGTGGGGCCTTATTGGCCCACGATATTTTCAGTTGCCCCAAAAGGAGGATTCTAAGGATGCTTAAAATACTTCAAGGTGCTACTGTTGGATTGGTCGCGGTTATCCTTCTCGCTGGGCTGGGTATTGTGTTGTTCAAGCCGGACGCTATCGCCGCTTATGTTCAGTACGTTCCCGTGGCGACGGGGATTCTTATTCCCGAGATCGCCGCCGCGTTTCTGGGCAAGCCGTTGAAAGAGTTTGTGGCGATTCAGCGGGAGAAGGCGAACGGCGGGGCGAAGCCGCTGGATAGCGTGTAGGAGGTCGCATGTGGCGCGTAATGTTGTTATCGTGGTGCTTAGCGGGATCGTTGTTGGGCTCGTGGTCGCAACCGGAATCCTCTATAAGAGTAATGACGATTACAGTAGAGCAATGGAGAACGCTAAGCTCTATTCAAAAGAAATACGACGAACTCTCGACGCGGCTCGTAAGGACGGTGAGAACTGGAAGCGAGTGGCAGAAGAAAATGGAGACCGCGCTGAAAAACTGGAAGAGCGATTACGAGGAATTGTTAAAGGATTTGGAGAAGGAGAGGGGATTTTCGAGGAGCTTGGTAAGCAGGTTGGAGAGTTTGTCCAAGCAACAAGAGAATTTAGAAGAGTCCTTAAACAAAGCGGACGCGGAGATGAAGCGCCTTAAGACTGAGAATACATGCTTATGGGTTGGAGTAGGGGTTACGATTACGGTAGCGGTAGTCACCACCATTTGGGCCTTAGTGGAGCGGAGTAGAAGATGAGTGATTTGTTTATCCCTAAAGGTCCGGTTAACGTTCCTGTGAGGCCCCTTACCAAGGGAATGATTCGGGATATCAGTCCGAATATGATTCCAGCGGGGGGATTCTGGACCCTTTCCAACTACATGCCTACTCCCGCCGGGTTGAAGAGGCGACCGGGGATTGTTTTCTATTCTGGAGGGAATGGGGTGGCTTCTTTAGATACCCCGCAGATTGATATCGCTCCTCTTTGGAAGACGAACGGGACGCAGAACGCGGTATTGCTGACAAGCCGGTACTTGTATGTGGTTTCGGGATACGCTGCTCCTACCGCGTATCATTGGGTATACGACGTGGGGACGTGCAGCGTATCCGGGACGACGGTTACAGGGGCAGGGGGAACCCTGTGGGATACCGACGCGAGTCTGCTCTTGGAAGGTGACTATATCGTCCTTGACGCGGACGGGTCCGGGGACGGACCAGAGGAGATACAGGTATCAGCTATAAATAGCGACACCGAGATTATCCTTACAAGCACCCCTACGGGAACGTACGGTGCCGGGACGGACTACGAGATCAGGCGGGCGCTGCACGCGGACACAGATACTTTGCTCGATTGGACCGTTTGCGATAACGCCGTAGTAATCGCGGACCATAATCGGACCCCGTACAAATTCGATGGGACTTCGTTTACGTATTGGGATACTTTCGCGGCGTTGCCCTATATACCTGGATGCGTAGTATTTTTTAACGACCGGCTTTGGATGGGGAACACGATTGAGAGCGGGGTGAAGTGCCGGCAACGGATACGTTGGTCAAATGCCACGGACCATACTGATTTTAATTCCGCCGATTACTACGATATCCCGTATTCGAGTGGGTTTTTGCGGAGGTTGGTCCCGCTGGGGCAATATCTTGTGGCATATTTTGAAGACGCCATCTATATCGGAAGACGGTCGAATTATGTTAATCTTCCGTACCAGTTCGATGTCAGAGTGGAATCTCGCGGCATCGGTCTAGTGGGAACCAAAGCCGTCGTCCCCGCGTTGAACGGACACATCTTCGTTGGGCAAGATGATGTTTATTTCTTATCGGCGACAGGAGAGCTACAACCGCTCACGTGTCCGGTGAGGGACGATATGGTCCGCAATTGTTCCACGATGGGGAGGATTTACCTTGCCCGTGATTCGGTAAATGACCGAGTTATTTTGGGGTTTCCCGAAGGAGGAACCTCTATTGAGAAAGCGTGGACGTATAACTACCGCACCAAGGCGTGGGCTTATGACGACATCAACGCCGATGCCCTCACTAACCCGGAGCTTGATTTGGGGTTAACGTGGGACGATCTTACCGCTTTGCTGGGCGGGAGTAATAATTGGGACACGGGCATGGCCTCTTTCGGGAGTTGGGACGCTATCGGAGCGGGGACTACGGGTGGACGATTATTCATGCTGAACGGGCTTTATATTTACATATATTCTCAGTCCGCCGACACCGATGAAAGCGGGAATATAATTTCCACTATTGAAACCGGCGATATGGATCTTAACGCGCCGGATGATGATAAGACCGTGACGAGGTTCTCAATGCGGTTAGCAGCCCGTCCCTCAGCGGATTTGAGTTTCGTAATCACTGGGTCAGTGGATTCCGGGAACACGTGGAAGTCGTTGGGGACGCTGGAGATCGACACTGATCATATCGAGGGAAAGGTTGATTTCTTTCTCACCGGATCAGCGGTGCGGTTCAGGCTTGTTGAACAGACCGCCGTGGAGCCGTACACGATTTCGGAATTCGTTCTGCGGACCGCCGGACGCGGGATCGAGGTACACTTTGATTAGGATTCTCGAACCCCCGAAAGGAGCGAAACTCTACACTGTAAATGAGCGGAAGCTGGAGGAACTGTGGGAAAAGATCAGGAATTATGACCAACTCTTTAACGATTCCATCCGGTGGGATGAGGGACTTTTCTTCAAACGGATGCTGACACGGGAGACGGTGGTATTGGAGACCGAGACGGGGATATTATTCCTCACTGATATCGATGAAAACCTTAAAGCGGCGGCGCATGTAATCTTTTTCGACCACAGGCTTTCGGATAAGATTGAGTTGATCCGCTCTTGTCTCGAATGGGCCTTTCTCCAGTTCAACCTTCAGCGGATCGAGACGTTTATCCCTGAGTTCGCCCGCACCCTCAAGCGAGTCATGGAGAACAAGATCGGGTTCAAGTACGAGGGCCGGATGAGGAACAGGATGTTCTATAAAGGTAATCTTTGCGATGTTTTTATTCACTCGATTCTCAAAGAGGAGGTACTTTGATGGGTGGCGAGACGGTACATGAAAAGTTGGGTGACCCTTCCGATGTAACCAACGTTAATCCGTATACCCAGCAACTTTGGAACAATCTTCAAGGGCTTCAGCAAGGGTTCACGTCGGGAATGGGGCAGTTCGCCCCCACCAACAATATCGCTTCCTTGGAGGGAGCGTTGCCGGGAATACAGAACATTTCCGGGGCGCTGATTTCCCCTTACGGGGCCAATCTCATGAATACGGCGGATATTCTTTCTCAACAAGCCATGAGAGACGTGGCGAATCAGTATTCCGGGGCCGGGGCGTTGAACTCAGGAGCGGCGTTGAGCGCGATGACCCGTGGAGCGGCGGAACCGATTTCGAACGCGGTTACCAATATCGCCGGGATGCAGTCTCAGCTTGGGGGCGGCTTAGCGCAATCGCTACTCGGTCAGATGGGAGGTGCCTACGGAACACAAGCGAACTTACTTAACAACGTGCTTGGGTTGCAAGGTGGCTTGGGGCAAGCTGAATATTGGCAGCCGACGTATAGCTCCACATATCAGCCTGGATTCTTCGAGCAGCTTACCGGGGGCTTAGGAGGTATCCTTGGATTGGGGACGGGTATTCTCGGGTTAGCGAACCAAATTCCTGGCGGGAACAGGGTAGCGCCCGGGTTGCAGTGATAAGGAGGTAAAAGATGCCTATTTCGAGTCCGCAAGCGGTACGAGGTCCGGCGAAACGTGATCCTCTCGATTACATAGCGGCCGGGGCGCAAGTCAGCACGCAGATGCTTACCTTAAGCAATCAGCTTAAGGCGCAGAGAGAGGAACAAGCGAGACTGAGTAAGGAGCTTCTCCTTGAGAAGTTGAAAGCGTACCCTGATTACATTAAGAGCGGCGCGAAGGATGTCAAGCGCCTTATTGGGTTGCAGTACAATCTTCGACCTGATTCGCAAGAAGTCGAAAACATCTACAATCAGTGGTCGACAGCGTTGCAGGACCCAGCGTTGCAGGCGAGGATCGCAGCCGGGGAGGCGATACAGCTTACCACCACCGCCCCGCGTCCTATGGAGGACCGGACCCAGCCTCCAGTTAGGCAACCGCCTCCCGTGCAACCTACGCAAGCGGAGGTATCGGGGAAGACGGCGGAAGAGGTTACCACACAAACTGGCGGGAAGATGTCATACCCGGAATTTCGCAAGCTGCTCATGAAGGATGTTTCCGAGGGAGCGAAATACCCCCTTGAGCCAGGAGCCTGGGGAACGAAATACTACCAAGCCATCCAACAATCGCCGGAGGAATATAATCCGAATGCCTCTGCGGATGAGATGATGCGGAACCCAGCGTGGCAAGCATACAAGTTCTATCAGACGAACGAGGCCGCGCCGGAGGAGGTGACGGGATTTTTCGCGGGGACCAAGGGAATCGGACCCACTCCTCCACAGTACCAGCAAATGCGGAAAGAAGACGCGGGAATGCGCACTCAGACCCGGACGGTTGAGCGGGAGAATGTTCCGCTTGCTTCCGTGGAGAATGGGGTATTTCGTCCCAAGGCAGATATGAAGAACGCCGTCAATCGGAAAGAAGTTTTCTCCCAGCTGAAGAACCAGATTTATCCCGACATGAGCGACAAGCAGTTCAAAGAGTCCGTATGGAACATGAATAAGGAACAGCTTACTCAACGGTACGGAGGGGTGAACGCCGCCCGTAAAGCCTTCGAGAACGGGGACGCGTTCACTCAGGAGAGCGGAGTAAGACTCCTCATAGCTGAACCAGTCGATCTCACTATAAGCCAAGTCGCTCAGATGGACGGGGCGAATACCACTACGGTTAAGCGGACGGAAGTAGCGGAACGGGCCGCAAGCGGGGCGCTGAATACTCTCCAACGGAATTCTTCCGGAAGGAGATTTATGACCCCTGAGGAGATAAAAGCGGAGGGAGATCAGGTCCTCGGGAGAATAGGCCACTTAGCGAAAGTTATCAATACTCCCGAAGGCTACGCAAGGGTGAAAAAACACTTGGATCGCGTAGCGGGAAACTTCGGCGGGTACGACGCTCTCCTCGGGCAGATGCAAACCGCTGATAAGGACTATCTTGAGAAGCAGAAGCTTGCCTTGGAAGCGGCCCGTATTCAAGCCGACATCGAGGCCAAGCGTGCTGGGGTTGTGTTCAAAGAGCGGGAGCTTGCGCTGAAAGCACGGGAACTGCAAATCGACGCACAGAAAAAGATGGTGGATGTGGAATTAGCCTCACGTGGTCAAGCGATAAGTATGCAGAAGGTTATGGGAGACTTCCAGAAACGCGCCACGGACTACAAAAATTCGCTGATTAAAGCTGACCCGGGGAAGGCGCAGTGGAACGACGACCAGTGGTTGCAAGACCCAGGATACCAAACGGTCTATAAGGATTACCTCACAAGTAGTCTCATGGCTGAAGGATACACCTACGCGCAAGCGAAGCAACTCATCAAGCCGTATGAGAAGCAAATGGAGTTGGGTATTTTTCAGCAGATTGGGAATCTGCTCCCGATTCAAGGACTCCACACTCCAAGTAAGGTGAAAGCTTATCTCACCCCTGAGGAGGCAAGGCGGAAGGGCTATGCTGAAGCGGGAGGCGAGGAAACCAAGACCGGAATCAGTCGTGAGGGGGCGTTGCTTCTCAACGAACTCATCGAGGGAGAATCTCCTTGAATGGAAACTATTATCAGAAACTTGAAAATGATCCCAGGTTTGCCAAACTTCCATACGACGAACAGATTCGCCTCCGGGCGGAGGTGCTGAAGAAGCAACTTCAGCTTGATCCGAAGTTCGCCCAACTCCCCCCTGAGCAGAAGCAACTCCTCTTCGACAAGCTTATTTTCGCGGCCCCACGCTTTGAACCGTCACCGGAATTGTTTGGGATAAAAGGCCTCACGCCCGACTTCGGGGCGATGAACCTCCTCAAGGAAAAAATCGACAAACAAGGAGCGGTCGGGATGCAAGAGCATTTCGAGAAGCTTATGCTGACGCGGGAATCTCCTACCCGCGCCGGGGCGATAATCAAAGATGTAACCAAGCTTCTGGGGCAAGCGTCGCGGTTCGGGGCCGGGTTCTACGAGGGGACGGGGCTAATTAAGGCTTTCAACGGACTCTTGCAACGAGCCACGCAGACGGAGGCTATCGGGAGGAACCAAGAAAAGTTCCTCGATTGGTTACGCTACACCCAAAACAAAGATATGAAGCAAGCTTCCCTCGGGAGTGTGTTGGAGACAGCCGGGATGATATCGGGGTTCGGGCTAGAGACGTCGATTGGGTACACAGGCCTTGTAGGAACGATGGCGAAGCCGGCGGGAGTAGCGAAACTCCTCATGAAGATTCCGAAGATCGCCAAACTTCCGCGTTGGGGATACTTGGCGGCGCGGAGCGGGGTTCACGCGGCCGCCGGCGGGGTGGTTGGGGTTCTTCGCGAAGACCTGAAAGACATCATGAATCGCGGGTGGGAGAATAAGAGCTTTCAGGAGATAGCTTTCAAGAGCGCGAGCTATTTCGGGGAATACGCCCTAGGAGACCTCGCCTGCTTTTTCGTACTGGGAGGGCTTAAGCGCGGGGGCCAAGCACTTAAATGGACCTTTAAGGGACCACCGAAGGAGATTTCCCTTGTGAGCGAGGCCTCCGCCGGGAAACCTCTTCAAAACCTCCGGGCTTCATTCAACAACGCTTTTGTAGATGCCGTATCCGGAGGCGGGTATTCAAGGGCTTTCATTGAAAAGTTCGGCGATGAGCAACTTACCACCATGTTCAATATCGCTGAGAGCCACGGAAGAGTGTTGAGGTTCGCCGGGAAACCGGATCCTGATGATCTGCTACGCACTTACGGAATGGCTCTCGGACCGGATAACGCCGTTGCGATGAAGAAAGCCGCAAGCGGGGCGTGGAACGCTACCGATCCCCTTACGGGGAAGTTGGTGAAGCACCTGAAAGACTACGACTCCGCGAAAGCCTTTCTCGATGAGAGAGCGCTACAGCTCCCTAAGACCAAGACGCGAGATGCCGGAATGATGGCCGTCGGTTCGCGAAAGCTTCAAATCTCCGAGACCGTCAAACAATACCTCCCCGACAACGCCAAAGAAAAGGCGAAACTGCTATCCGCTACGGTGGCCCCGGTCGGCGGCAAGTTCAACCGAAAAAACGTCGAGATGTTTGCCAAGGAATTCTACCGAGGAACAGACATCGACCGGGAAACGGTGCGGGTGCTGTCAAGCGGAGACAAGTTGGTGGTGCAAGTCGGGAATAGGTCAATATCAGAGGTCCCGGCCGCAATCTCAAACCCTCTCGACGAGGTAGATGCCATTGCCAAGCTGTCGCGTGACTTGGGGAAGATGACCAAGCATCCTGGGGTGGGGGCGGGCGGTCCCGAAATCCAGCAAGCTTATCAAGAGATGCTTAAGAAGTCCCAGGTGCACTATACTCCTTCTTGGATTGTCGATACGGCTCTGAATGATTTCGGGGCGAATATTGAACAGGTTGCCGGGGGGAAATTGCGGGTGGCGTTTCCGGGCCAGGCGGCGCAAATGTTTGACTCTATCGAGGATGTTGGAAACTTCATTCTCAAGAACAAAATCATCGACGACAAGCTGGTGAAGACATATCTCGCAACCTACCAAGGACTCGATCTTCAAAAGACAAATCGTGGGTACCTTGTATACAAGGGCGGGGTTAAAGTGGCGCAGGCGGAGTCCATCGACGAGCTTTTACGGAATAACCCCGAGCTTACTCCTAAGATTCCGGCTGAGTACGCGCCCGAATTCACCTTCTTGGTGGACAAGGATTTCACCGGGACTGGGGGAGTGGTGCAGCAGAATAAGATCGCCTTCGGGACCGCCGAGACTTTGATGGAGGAACTCGACAAGTATTCCAAGTATTCCACACGGCAAGCAAAGCAGGCCCGGCTTGGGAACAGGGTGAGATTCGACCGGGAGACGAGCGTGTACACAGTGGACGTGCCTGAGTTGGGGTTCTCGCGGGAGTTCAAGAGCTTGGAGGCGGCAAAGAAATTCTTGAAGCGCGGAGCGAACGATTACGACATCGTGCGGAAAGCGGCTGAACGTAAAGGCTACAACATCGAGGTGCGGGATAATCAGTGGTGGGTGTATAATAAGGATCGGGTTTTGACGGCGCGGAGTAAGAAGGAACTCATGGGTATCATCAGAGAGGCTCCTCTGGCCGAATACATGCCCGAGTTGACTGGTATCGAGGAGGCATGGTTCCGCGATATGAGGAGGGTTCCGGACCTTTCTACGGGCGATACGAAGTGGAAGTTGGAGCCGGGCGAGGTGGCGGAAATGTCGGCCGGGTGGAATCTGAAGAACTTCTTATGGCCAACCGAGATTTCCTTCGAGAACGCGGTCAAGCAAGGTGCCCCGGAATACATACTCAAGTCTATGAGGAGGATTGAGGCGGGAAGAGGGTTCGTGATGGGGACGTTTGCGGACGCCGACAAGATCGCCTCGACGGCGTTCAAGATCGACGGGAAGACGATGAAGAAAGCGGAGAGGATCAGGTTCGGGGAATTGTTGAGGAACAATCTCGACGATCCGGGGATCAGGGAAATCGCCGAGGGGTTGGGCCTGACGGCAGAACACATCGACGCCGCCAAAAACGTACGGACGATGTATAATCAGTTGTTCCAGCTTTATGATATTAACGCGGACAAGTTCCTCACGGAATATCTCCCGAAGATTAAGTTGTACCGGAAGACGGCCGAGATGGGGAAATATTTCGACTCCGACACGGTGGACTTCCTTAAAGACGCCTTTAAGACGGACCGACTTCCAACCGATGTGGATGCTTTCTTCAGGCATTCTCGGGTTTCGGATATTGTTGACTTCGCCCTTGAGGACGATCCCTTGATTCAGTTGCGGAAATATATCGCGGCGGGCCAAAGGGAACGGTTCCTCGGCCCCATTCTCGACGATGTAGACAAGTGGTTCAAGGCGAACTCAGGGCAGTATGATCCCGCGCTACGGACGAGATTTAAGATTTACATGCAGGAGTTCGCCGGGATTCCCGGCGACTTAAACGAGGAATTGGTGCGGACCTTCTCGCATAGGTTGTTTAAGGGGATCGGTGTGAAGCACAATCCGAGTAGTGTGGTGGACGCCGTGTTGCAGTTAGGGTACATGTCCGGGCTGGGGTTTAGGCCCGGAACTGCGCTTAGGAACCTTACCCAACCGTTTCTTACTACCGGTACCCGTATCGGGCAGAGTTGGGTAGCGGACGCGATGGACTTATTAGCGAAAGATAAAACCGGAGAGGTGGCGGCCCTTATTCGGAAATCGGGAATAATACCTCCCGATCTGCCCTTCTACAAGTCCGGTGAGATATTCGGACGCGGGGGCAAGTTGGAGAAAACGTCGCAAGCGACATTACGTTGGATCAAGACCTCGGATACATGGAACCGGTCGGTCTCTTACATGGCCTCGCGGTTGCGGTTCGATGATGCTTTGAAGCGGTACAACGCCGGAGCGATTGATCTGGATCGGTTTCTTAAGCGGGATTCGGGGGTGTGGAACTTGGCGGATGATCTTCAGGCGCGTTGTAGGCAGCATATGCTTGAGGGGAAACCGGAATTGGCGAGAGAGTTGTTCGCGGTGCAGATGGTTCGTGAGACTCAATTCGACTACAAAGCCGGATTGATGCCGGTTTGGGCCAAGGGAACGATGGGAAAGGTGTTCGGACAGTTCGGGACTTATCCCACTTATTTCGTGGCCAACATTAGAAATGGGTTCATGCGGGCGCGGACCTTGGGCCAGAAGGCGGCTTTCGTGTCGCGTTGGGTGGGAACCGGGTTAGCGTTTTCGGCGGCGGCTTCCTATATCGGGATGCGGACGGAGGATTACTTCCCCGGGCCGTTGACTTTCTCGGGTGGTCCGTATTACCACTTGCTGAATGATTTCATGGAAGCGTTTTCTAACAGCCCGGACGCGCCGCAGATCAGGGCGCGGCTCTTCGGGTATACTACGAAGAATGGGCAACCTCAGATCGACATCGGGAAGCTGATGAACTCCACTTTGCTTACGAGTGTGGTGCCCGGTTCGTACCAGTTCCGGTCAATTGTGCGTGGATTGGAGTATGCGAACGCGGGCGATCTTCATAAGGCATTTCTCTCTTGGACTTCGGTTCCTATTGATAAGAATCAGCAATAGCCTTCTTGAAATCCTTCAACGATTTGATCTTGAATGATAGTTTCTTCCCGCCTCTGAGTTGAATGACGAGTTTGGCTTTCTGCGTCCAGTCGTCAATGACGTAGTTGTAGGAGTCTACAACGCGTAAGGGGATACCGACTCCGGACGGGGTTTTTAGTTTGAGGGGTGTTTGGCGGAGATCGGGCAAGGAGGCGAGTTCTTTACGGAAGTTCTCGCGGCGTCGCTTTAAGTAAGCGAGGACGGCGTGGATGGAGCATCCTGTCAGGGCGACGATTTTCTCAGGAGACCGTGGCAGAGGAGTGGTTGGGTGTTCTTTGACCCATTTGATAAGTGAGCTGTGGTGTCTTCCCGGGAGACCTTTAGGCCTTCCTGGGGGACGGATTGAGGTGATCCCGAGGCGAAGTAAATGCCTGCGGACTGTTTTGCGATTCACTCCGAGGGCTTGGGAGACGGGAAGGATTTTCTTGTGCTTTTCCCAGAGGGAAAGGAGTTGCTTCTCGGAATAGATGCCTTTTTCGGTTAAGCGCTTCGGGGGCATTCAGATGTCTCCTTCAACGACCATTTCCCACGATGTTTATAGGTTCTCTTCTTCATTCTTCGGTTCCTCCAATCCATTTGTATATTTCGTCTCCCGATGTGGTGGGGTATGTTTGCTGGTTACCGTTTTTGAGGATAACGACTTCACCGCGTTGGTAGAGTTCGCGGACGGCGGCGGATACGAGGTCCGATTTGAAGCCGCGACCAGAGTTGCGCGTGAGGAGGGTGCGGCGGGTTGTTTCGCCTTTACGCCGGATGTAATCCATGACTTGTTGGGTGATGCGGTCTTCCTTAGTGGTGCCGACTTCCTTCGTGGCTTTGAATCCTTCGCGAACGGTGGCTTTGAGAAGACGTTGGGCGTCGTCGAAGTCTTGCAGTTCGACGACGTTGCCGGGTTCATAGCGTTGGATACGAATGAGGGTGGCGAGTTTGAGGAGATGGATGTCATAGCGTGACATGCCGCGTTGGTTTATGTCGGGGTTGGAGACTTCGGCTTCCCAGAAGGTGTCGTACCAATTGATGTAAGCGTTGATGGTTTCTTGGGAGAGAAGGTACGGGCCTTGGGCGTTGTGGGCTATCCAAGCGAGTCTCTGGGCGAGTTCGGTGGGGGTGGGGCCTCCGGTGACCGGGCGCGGTACGGGGAATTTGCGGGTGCGATGCTCTTGGTAAACGAGGATAACGCGGGAGAGGAACCCGTCACCGAAGGCTTGTTCCGGGATGGATTCGGATAGACCGGAGGGGGTGGAGCATCCTATGAAGGTGACGTAGATATCACGGAGAACTTCTTTGCCTCGGCTTAGAGTCATTACGTCATCGGAGGGTTTACAGTCGTAGAGGTTGGTGAGGATTTCGATGAGGCCGGTGTTGTATTGCTGTTTTCCGAGGAAAGTGGCGAGTTCCGAGGCGGCGATGGTACCGTTGGAACCGAGATCGATGTCTTGGCCGTTTTTGCGGCGCTTGGAGGGGGCGAGAAACTTCATAAGGGCTTCGGGAGTGGCTTTTGAGTGAAGGAGGTTGGGAGTTTTGCGTATGACTTCGATTTCGTCGTAGAGGTGTTTCGGGACGGCTTCGAGGATTTCCTCGGCGCGGAGAACGACGGATGATTTCTTGGTGGACGGGGGACCGACGAGGAACACGTAGAGGTTTAAGTAGAAGCGTCCGAGTGGTCCCCATTCGAGCCATGTATCACGCTTGAGAAGAGCGGAGATGGCGTGAAGGACGGCCCAGACTTGATACTTGGTGCAAGCCTCTATTCCCCGGAAGGCGAGGACGAAGTCGGAGATGAAACCGGGAGAAGGGATGTTGGAGTCCCAAGGTTCCGGGGTCCAAAACTTGTCGGTGAGGCGTGAGTCGTCGAACGGAGTGGGGGTCAATGGTTACCTCTTTTTTTGCGTAGCCGTTTGTGTTCCCTCGTCTTCTCTTCCTTAAGCCATCCCTCGTCGTAAGCGTGGTCAATTACAATATTCAATAAATCGAGGAGGACGAAGTCTTCTAATCCGCAATGAATACATCTCGCGTAGCCGATCTCACAATCGCTATGTACTTTCCAACGATGTTTGCAGTTTTTCCGTTGCGTCTTGATGATTTTTTTGCAGCGCGGGCAAAACCTCTCTTGTTCCCAATATGGAGGTCGTCTTATAAATCTTCCACAAGATGTGCAATGTAGGGTCATTTCAACTCCCCCCATGACGGGCCGGTTTTGATCTTGATAGGGAACGAGACCTTGCGGCCGTAGAAGTCGACTTCGCGGGTCATTTCTTCTTTGATGATAGTTTTCAGACGCGGGAGGAAGGATGGTACGGTCTCAAACAGGAGTTCATCGTGTATTTGGAGAAGGAGCTTGGTTGGGGGTGATATACGGGAGTGGATGCGGATCAGAGCCAAGTTGATGATGGAGGCGGCTCCGCCCTGGATTGGGGTGTTCAAGCCGATCTTTTCATTGTCGCGGTCGAGACCGTGAAGAATGCGGATTCGGCCCGAGAAGGTGGAGACCCGGCGAGTCTCGCGGGCTCGTTTGCGGGCGGTCTCAGCCCAACGGTGGTAAGCGGGGTGAGCGTCGAGAAAGCGTTGCTTGACCGCACGAAATTGCGCGAAGGTGAGACCGAGTTCCGGACAAGCGAGGAGGATTTTTTCGTAGATTCCGTTGTCTCCCCCGCCGTAGTTGTTACCGAAGGCGAAGATTTTGGCGGCGCGCCGGGCTACCTTCCATTGGGGGTGAGTGGGGGTGATCCCGAAGAGGATTTTAGTGTTCTCGTCGTGGAGGTTGAGTCCGTGTTCGAAGGCGTTGATGAGGGGTTCATCTCCGGTTTCGTAGGCAAGCACCCGAGCTTCGAGGTTTTCGTAATCGGCGGAGACGAGGATGCGACCGTCGGGAGCGACGAAACATTTGCGGATTTCGAGGTTTTCTTTGGGGATGTTTTGGAGATTCGGGGAGGCCGAGGAGAGACGGCCTGTGGCGGTACCGTGGATGAGGATAGAGGTGTGGACGCGGCCGTCGGGAGCGGCTGGAAAATGGGAGTAGGTGGAACGGAGTTTCTCAAGTTCGGAATAGCGGCGATAAGCGGATAACCACTGGAGGAGCTTTTGTATTGAGGCGGCTTCTTGGGTCTTCGGGTTCTTTTGCGCGTTGATTGTGGCGAGGCGGTTCTGGTAGGCGCGTTGGAGCGAGAGGAGGCTTTGTTCATCTACTTTAGCTTTGCCGGTGTCCGTCTTCCGGCCTCGGTATGCGGATGGAAGCGGGGCGAGGGGCTTGGTTTTAGTTTTAATTTCGAGTAGTCCTTCGAGTTTCTTGTAGACTTTCGTGTCTTTGCGCTTTTTCGAGGCGATTTCCTCTTCCGCGTTTTTTAGTTTGTTGGAGAGGATTCCGTATAGGAAATAGCGGAGGTGATCATCGGAATCGAGGTTGAAGGCCGGAGGGAGGGAAGCGACGGCTCTCAACTCCTTCTCCAGGGCGGCCTTGTCTCGGGACAGTTTGGCGGCGTAGGAGGCGAGTTTTTTCTTATCGAGTTGGATGCCGTTCTTCATCATGGCGGCGACGGGGGCGAGAAGGGGGAGGGATTCCGAGAGGTAGATAGAGCTGGTCCCGGTCTCAGAGAGGTCAGCGCAGAGGCCGGGGAGGACTTGATGGAGGGTGACGCAGTCACGGAGGTTGTAGGTACGGAGGGCGTCATTTTCGAGATCAAGGATCGAGCCGTTGCGGGAGAGGAAATTTTCCTTCCAGTAGGGGGTTGCGCCGTAGAGGGAAACGATGAAACCGAGTGAGTGGGGGAGTTCGGGAGAGATGGCATGATGAAGGAGCATGGTATCGTGGGCGACGTTTTTCCATTCGATGCTATAGTTTTTCGCTTGAAGGTATGGGACATCGAAGAGGGCGTTTTGGAAGACAAGAGGGCATGAGGTGAAGAGGTGATCGAGGAGAGATCGCACATGAGTCTGCTGGGATCGTGGCCAATATTCGACCCCGTGTTGAGCAAGAAGGGGGACGGAGATCGCGGAGGTGGGGCCGTGCGCGAGGCCGATTACCACTATCTCGTGGGTGAGTGGGTCGAGGCCGGTTGTTTCGATATCGACGGCGATGAGTGATTTGTGGGAGGTGTGGAAGGAGACGTAGTCTTCGAGTTCGGACAACGTGGGGGAGAGGTTGAAGTTCTCTTCGGGCGGTTGCCAACCTTCCTCGGACACGCGCTTGGCCTTTTTTAGGTCCGCCACCCACACGTACTTAAAGATTGGTTTGGGTTTCTCGGGACCTTTAGCGTTTACCATACGGTTGAGATATGAGGGGTGGAAGGTGGGGATTACGGGGAGTGAATCATGGAGATAGACGCTGCCGCGAGCCTTCGTGATTGTATCCGGGATGCTTAAAAGGTCGAGAGCGGCACCCCCCAGTTTACAGATTACTCTGATACCACTCTCTTTGAGGAAGGCGAGTTCTTGTTCGAAGCCGGGGAGGCAACAGGTAAGGGCTTCTGCCGCCTCCGGGGATTTGAAGTTATTATTAGGCGGGCGGCAAGCGATAATGTTTGTTATCCAGCATCGATGGCGTAGGATTCCCGCCGAGGTGAGGCCCCAGTTAAGATAATGTCCGGCCGCTCCTACGAACGGGGTCCCGGTGCGGTCTTCGTCGTAGCCGGGAGCCTCACCTATGAAAGTAAGGTGTGGATTGGAGGGGCCGGTCCCCCAGACACGCTTTCTATCACGGAGCGGGCACGAGGCGCAATCGCTCTTGGTACGGGGGAAGATCATTCGGTCTCCTCTCGCGGATAAAGTTTTTCCTTGATCGGTCTTATTTTGGCGTTGATGTTCCAGCGAAGCTTGGCTTGGTGGATGAAATTGAAGACTTTGGTCGGGCTTTTGGCAAGGTCGCCGGTTGGGTTTAGGTAGAGCAATTGACGTCCGTCGTATGTGTCGGGCATTTTGGGTTCCCCGACGGCCGGGTCAGCGATATCATAGATGAGTTCATTGAAGGCCATGCCGAGGAACTTGGGCGAGGCGAGATGCACAATTATGGCGTCGACAAGCCTCTCCGCGAGCCACGAGTAGTAGTATTTCCCGTCGAGAGTGATGTAGGTTGAGAAGCCAATGGATTTGAACCCAGCGAGAAGGGAGTAGACAGCGTTGGTGTTTTCGATGGGGAACGGTCCTCGGAAGTGGACTGAGCGGCAGTTCGCCCCGGGGTAAGAGCGGCACAGGTCCACGACCTCGGCGAGTACCCCATCGGTGGCGTTCTCCGGTTCTTGTCCATTACAGGTTATTTCAAACATAACACGACCGTTTTTGCTTCCTCCCGAGAGGGTTCCGTAGGTGATTTCCGAAATGAAATTGGGGGTCATTCTCTTTCTCCTTTCTTCTGATATTTGCGGAAGCGGGCAGTGGTCTCGTCTTTGAGCCACTGTCGGAGTTCCGCGAGTTTCTCGTTGTATTCCTCCGTGAGAACTTTGAGGACTTCGTAGTGGATGCCGGCGCACGAGTCGCAGACTTCGATTAGGGTTCCGTGCGGTTCTTCGAACTTGTGACGGAGCGGGGATTTGAATCCGTTCCGGCAACAGTCGCAGACGTGGATTGTAGCCATTTCTTACCTCCATAGTTCCCGCAACAAGGGCGGGAGTCCGATTGCGATTGTCAAGGCGAACGCGAATATGGCGGTAATAAAGCACCACATTCCGAGTCCGCGCTTAAGTGGGATGTGCCGCAGCCAGCGCCAGCCGATAGGGAGGGAGAAGGCGGCGAGGAATAACGCTGCGGAATACAAAAACCAGTCAATCAGGGGCATACACATATTATCTCCATACAGTCCAAACAACCGGTCTTCCGGTAATTTTATAGGACAGCCTGCTGATAGCGATTAATTTACCATCTTCCCAGGTTTCAAACTTTAGCCAATTGTAGTCAAAATCGACGAGGAAGTCAGTAGCAATCGGTTCGCGTTCCTTCGCTCGTTCTTTTTGTAACGCTCTTTCATGCTTGTACAGACCCATGATGTAGACGGCAAAAGCCGAGACGGCAAAGAATATGGCAAAGCGGAGTTTTAGTTGACGAAACAATTAAAAAATCCTCCCCAAATAAGCAAGCCTAACAGTATTGCAGTGCTTATCAGAGACAACCATACATTATTATTTCCTGTTTTTGGCTTGCCATGTTCTACAATCGCTATCCCTACCCCAAGACCGATAAATAAAATCATAATTATTTGTGGTATCATCCCCTCATCCTCCAATTATCAATCAATCAATATATTTGTTGATACTCGCCAATATATATTTGATCACATTTCCCGTGTGCATATTTCCTGAATGCGTGAGCAAGAATTATTATTTCTGTATTGATATCCCTCTTAAACTTCCCGCTCTTTTTTTGCTGATAAAATCTTTTTCCTTTCACCCAATAAAGGCCCCACCCTTTAGGCAATTCATCAACGTGTATTAGCCCCCATTCACAAACATAATAACGGCTTCTTCCCATATGCGGACATTCCCTGTAATATAATTCCGGCCTTTCCGCCCTTATCTGTAAATATACATCATTATTATATCCAGATAGTGCGCGTTTTGATAAATATGAACTGACTTTCGGTGCCCATTTTATTCTGCAATCCTTCTTGGCATCAGATAGGAAATCAGAACGACTTGTTTTTATTTCGAACAGAGTGGTAACGCCATTAAAAACTAACACATCTGGGAACTCGCCTGTTACATAGCTTTGATATTCGACTAATGTTACGAGAGCTTTTTTCCCAAACCGTCGGGCGGTTAAATGGCAAAGTTCGGCATGTGTCATACCCACACTCCAATCAAAAGAAGAACCACCGCCCCGGCCAGAACGTATGGCCAGATGCGGGGGCGCCAATCGCTGCAAAATCGACCATTCCACATAGCGCCATCACGCCAATAACACCACGATGGTTTACGGCAGTTGTTACACGTCTTTTTCATCTTTTCCCCGCCAACTTCGCCCAGAATAACCGCAAACAGATCTTCGGCCTCTTAGGCGGCCCGCCCGGATGACGCCGCTCATACGTCGGGCAACTGCGCGGGCAACTGCGGACCGGGCAAGTGGAGCATAGCGTTTCGTCGATGATGGTGATGGGACGGCCGCAATTTGGGCATTTTTCGGCATGCAGATTGAACCCCAAATAAATGATCGATTTGCATGATGGTTTGTAGTTAGCATCACCACAACGTTTCCAGTAGCATTTTTTAGGTTTCATGGGCGGGCTCCTTTCTCCGCTTTGAGTTGGGCGATGAACTTATCGGTGTGATACAGCAAATTTTCGTACAGATCAAAAACATCATGAACTTTATGTGGTGAGCAGTTGAAGTTTTTGCCTGGTACTCCGGCGTAGAAATCAGCATTCAGCACATGCTCACGCAACCTCCGCGCTTTTTCAAGCTTGCTTTCCGGGTGATCTCCGCAAAAATCACAATATTGGTCGTAAAGTTTATTGTAGTCTGCCTGCCAATCTTCATCACGATTTCCAAGCGACATGGTTAGCAGTGCCATTGCCTTGTGAAGTAGCTCTTCGCTCATCTCAGGTATTTTCTCGGACATGATTCACCCTCCTTCGCATGTATTCTCTAACTTCGGCGGCAGACCCGGATCACTTGTTTGCGGATCAAATTCTCCATATATAGCTGCCCCGTTAGATGGATATAGCTGTAGACTGTTTTTACAACTACATGACGGAACCCAGGGTGCGTGTACCGTTCCGCATCTTGGACAAACCCATCCTTCTTTCATGATTCACTCCTTTAACGACAATTTCTTGCAAAATTCTATATACTTTTCTTGCCTCATCAATGGTTCTGATATTAGCGGTATGATATTTCCATCCTAATTTTTCACTTATCGCCGCATATATTTCTTTTCTCGCCATTTTGTTTTCTTTCCATATGCTATCGAGTAGTTTGTGAATATGTTTTCTGGCGTTTCTAACCGCTTCTGATGGTATGCACCCGAGCGGCTTTGTTCTGTTTTTCGTCTTGTGATGACATCCTACATAATTACCGCAAATGTCGCATTTCCAAAAAGGGAGATGATGAAAAGATAGAGATTGCGGATATATTTCTTTTCCGTCTGTCAATCTGGCCTCAATATCTTTATTGCATGTCGCGCAGAATATTGTCCTTCTCTCGGTCATGGCTTACTCCTCCCGCTTGACATCAAATGTGACAGTTTTCATCCAGTTGCTTTCTACAGAAAACGAGTTTTGATTTATTATCTCGCTAACGCGGGCTTCTATCAATTTCATATCGTTGTCGGAAATATTATCATCATATTCAATTGCAAGAATTACCTTTATTTTATTGCTCATTCACGCGCCGCCTTTCTTTTTTGATTTATCATATTCCTTCTTCGACAATCCGCAATACGGACAATATTTATAAGGCTGGTTGTGAAAACTGTAAAAAATATGGGCGCATTCTTTTTGTCTCTTGCTCATTTTCCACCGCCTTTCTTGGATCGGATGAGGGTGAGGAGAGCCTTGCCTTCAATCGCGTAACAGTCCGACATCAATCTTGCAGTTGTATGTCCATGCACCTGTTCTTCAAGCGATACATCGTTATGGTTTTTTACCCGCTCCTCAACCTCCCGCTCCAGTTCGGTGAGGATGGAATCGCGGCCCATATCCCAAAACTCACCTTCCTCCCGCCAATCTGATGGATTGCCAAGATCGTTTTCTTTCAGATATTTTTTGAACGATTCGCTCATTGCTTCACTCCTTTGGGTTGCCAGCGCGGTTTGTGCGCACCGCATCGCCTCGATCCGCGCTTCCAGTTCCTTGATCCGGTCGTTGGCGGTTTGAAGTTCCTTCCTGCAACCTTCCCGCGAGTTCCAAACTTTTACCCATAACTCCCGCTCGCGGAGAAGGGCGGATTCGATCCATAATGTGTACTGCCCCTCGAACCTTCCTATTATCTCAGGGCCACCATAACTAATGGTACTTTTCATTTTCATTTCTTTCTCAAACTCTTTCCGCAGTTTATCACTCATTTGCTACTCCTCTTCATAATATGCGATACTGTCTAAGGATCCTATATAACTTGCATATATAATAAGTATCACATTTCTGTAGTTCCAAATCATCCAGTTATTAACATCAAGCATTTTTGCTGCTCCTCTTCACATACTCGGTTAACAATACAGCTCTTCCTGTCATTCTCACACCAATGGCAAAGTGAGCTATAATATTTACAATATAATCTATCATGCTCTTCGGGAAACGCCTCACCATAT